GGTATAAATGGGAGTACTTTCATACGTACAACAGCAATTAATAAATTAAGGAAGTTAACCGCCAGGAAAAGAGTAGTCCAAGGCGGGACTTCCTAACATCCCCTTACAAGTAATTGTAAGGGGGACTAATCGGCAGGTAAAACATTTGGGATACTACCAATACTAATTGACAAGGCAGCAAAGCAATCAGGGTTGGAGATAAGTGTTGTATCGGAAACCATCCCACATTTAAGAAGGGGTGCGATAAAGGACTTCTTAAAAATCATGCACGAAACTAACCGCTACTTCGAGGCGAATTGGAATCGCACGTTATTGACTTATCGTTTTGCCAATGGTTCATACATTGAGTTCTTTAGTGCCGAGCAAGAAAGTAAACTACGAGGTGCAAGGCGTAACATCCTTTACATTAACGAGGCTAACAACATTAGTTTTGAATCCTACCATCAGTTAGCAATAAGGACATCGGATGATATATGGTTGGACTTTAATCCGACATCTGAGTTTTGGGCGCATACGGAAGTGCTTAAAGATGATGACTCGGAACACATAATATTAACCTACAAGGATAACGAAGCACTACCTATAAATATTATAAAGGATATTGAAAGTGCAAGGGATAAAGCCGAAACATCAAGCTATTGGAAAAATTGGTGGGCTGTGTATGGGTTAGGACAAATCGGAAATTTACAAGGTGTAGTAATAGATAACTGGCAGCAATGCGATGCTGTGCCTATGGATGCGAAGTTAGTTGCTTACGGAACGGATTTCGGATTTACAAATGACCCTACTACGTTAATAGCAGTTTACAAACAAGAAGGTAAGCTATGGGTTGATGAATTACTATACCGAACCAACATGACAAACAGCGAGATAGGCAGTTACTACAAAACCCAAAACATAGGGCGGTCAGAAATCATTTGTGATAGTGCAGAGCCGAAGTCAATCGAGGAATTAAGAAGGCAGGGGTTTAATGTGCATCCTGCAATGAAAGGACCTGACTCAATCAAGATAGGTATTGACATATTAAAGCGTTACGAAATCATGGTGACTAAGCGTTCAACTAATTTAATTAAGGAGTTGAGGTCATACCTTTGGGAAACTGACCGAGATGGAAAGTTAACTGGCAAACCAATCGACCACAACAACCACGCAATAGATGCACTAAGGTACATTGGACTAAACAAACTTAACAACCGACCTGCTGGCAAGTACGCTACCATCGGAATCAGTTAAGCATTATTCGGCTTATTGTATATTTATAGGTATGATAAGCAAATATTCAGATTTAACAATAAAGCAGTTTCTAAACTGCAAACTAATTTCGGAGATGCAAACAGATCCGATTGATAGGAACGTGCGCTTACTTGCAGAGGTGAGCGGTAAGAGTGTTGATGAAATTGAAAGTCTACCATTAACCGAACTAAAAGCCAAACTAAAATACTTAGCCAACATAGAAGACTTGGGCGAAGTAGGTAAGGTGCGAATGAAGTTTAAAGCCAAGGGCAAATCGTTTAAAGTTATTTGGAAAACACAAGAACTTACATCGGGGCAATACATCGATGTATCACACTTCACAAAAGAACCCGATAAGATTATATACAACATCCACAACATCTTAGCTGCTATATCAGTACCAATGAAGTACGGATTGATACAGCAAAAGTACGATGGGGCAAAGCATAAAGACATTGCCGACCTACTTTACAACCACATGACAATTGCCCAAGCCTACCCAATCATGCTTTTTTTTTGCAAGTTCTTCGCGGAATTGGACAGCAATATCCTAACCTATTTAGTGGAGGAGGGGAAGAGGGCATTGAAGGAAGTGGAGGCACATTTTTCACAAAATACGGTTGGATAGCTTTGATTAACACGATGGCAAATAATGACCGCAGTAAGTGGGATTACTTTTTTGAAATGAACATCATTGAATTTCTGAACGCAGTTTGCTTTTCAAAAGATAAGGCTGAACACGAACAAAAAGAAATAGAAAGGATAAGGAAACAACATGGCTCGTTTTAGTGATGCAGCAAAAATAGCAACTCAGTTCGGTAGCAGTGATGATGCCGAGCAAGCATTTGAGAATAGTGCAGAGGCGGTTGTGGTTAATTGGGTGAATCAAGGGGTGATTGAAATGCAGAAGACATTACAACGTAACTCAACAAGCAGGCGTAACAAGTTAGCGCAGTCATTTGAGATAGTACCACAGGTAAGCAATGATGGGGTAAATGTAAAAGTAACTACCACAGAAAGCTATTATGACTTCGTGGATAAGGGTGTAAAGAAATCGCCTGTGTTATTTGGGGGGAAAAGTAATCCAACTAAAAACAAAGCACCACGTTCACCTTACTCGTTTAAGAATGTTCACACATCTAAGGCGATGGTGGATAGTTTTAAACAATGGGCAAGTTTTGCAGGGGCAGCATCAAAGGATGCAAGAAGGATAGCATACCTAACAAAGCGTGGAGGTATTAAGCCAAAGAACTACATTCAAGCAGCAATCGGTAAAGTACGAGTAAAAGAATTATCAGAAGCACTTACTCAAACATTGGGTAGGGTTATAATCGGTCAAGTAAAAAACATACAATAATGGCAGTAACAATAATAGAGCAACCACAATCGCACACACCAATCTATAATGACCAAGCATTTGTACTACAAGGTTCGTTTCCTGAACCACCTAAATATCTAATATGTTTAGATGTATCAATAGTGGTTGAGGGAGGTTATGAAACTTATTTAGGAAGGCTTAAAAGTCCAACAGTAATAAGTTACCAAGCACCAAGAGCGGGATTGTACACATACTTTAATTTAAAAGAGTTAATTAAACAATCAATGTTTTTTGGAACTAAAAGCAATTTTTTAGCAGGAGATATATCACATCTTATTAAAGTAGTACCGGGTGAAGAGTATGCATCGTCAGCAAGTGGGGCAGCAACCTACTATCCAAGTGCATCAGCTATTCAATATGTAGGCTTTAATGGTTCGTTAAGGTTAGATGAGTTTAGACAATTCGTACCAACTGACTTAATAAACACTACCACAATAGCAGCATCAAGTGGAATAGGGCAGTATATTATGAGCAGCTATACTCAGCCTAAGAATATATTGAAGTCAACACTAAATGAATTGACTTTTTTATGTAATGGTGGTACGAATACACGTGCAATAGTTAGCTATTATATCAATAATGCATTAATAACCACGCAAACAATAGCAGTAACAACTGCAAATAAAACTGACATAACCGTTAACGCAAGTTACAACGCATTAGCAGTGCCATCAAATGCAAACAAAATAGGGGTAAGGTTAGAGCGAATAAGCAATGGAGAGTGGTTGACCAATCAATATGAGTACAATTTAGTTGAGGCGTGTAGCAAATACCCAACTTTAAACGTTTATTTTCAAAACAAGTGGGGTGCGTATGACTCGTTTATCTTTAACAAGAAGTCAACCAAGCGAGATAGTATCAACCGAAAGACCTACCAAAAGCAAGATAGGTACATTAACACTTACAATTCATACGACCCTGCAATACGCACTTACGATTCAGAAATCAAAACACGCCACACGTTAAGTACCGATTGGGTAACCGAAGAAGAGATGAATTGGTTAAGCGAATTAGTAGAAAGTAACAACGTGCAGTTTAGTTATGATAGTGAGTTTGTGTTGGGCAGTAAGTCAAGTTTTACATTAAGAATTACTAAATCGCAAAATGATTTATGGGAAATATTAAATTCTCAAACATTATCCGCGACTAAAAGTGGACCTGTATCTTTAACGGTAACACTTGCGGGAGGCTCTCCATTTTATGATTTTGCTGATGACCTGTATAGTAATGAAATAGAATCTGTATTATTAGCAAGTAATTGGGCAACCTATTTTGATATTGATGCAAGTGGTGTAGATGCTACAAATATATTATTAAAATTTACTGCTAAAAATAAAGGTGCAATTTACAATTTAACAAGTTTTGCAGATGGTGACCAAATGACCGTAACAAATTATGTAAACGGAATTACAGAAGTATTACCAACAACTATCCCAATCCAAATCGAAGACACATCGTTTGAGTTTAAGACACGAGATAACGACAAACTATTTCAGTTAACAATTAACGCAGTAGAAACATCAGTATATAACAGACAGAACTTATAATGCAAACCACACTATACATAGGAGGGGTTAATGTTGACTTGTTTGAAGATGAGCCAATACTCGTTAACTATTCTTTGACTGATGTTAAAGAGCCTGCAAGCCGTAAGGTATCGCACACTAAAACTATTACGTTACCTAACACGGCAAACAATGCACAGATATTTAAACAGCTATTTGTAATAAACAAGGATAACACCATAAGCGGTTACGACCCTAACATACGAGTAGTTGCATTTGTAGAAAACGGAAGTGGCAATTGTATATCGGGTTACTTTCAGTTGACAGGAATAAGCAAAACAGGTACCGATGTAAAGTACACAGGTGTTATTTATGCAGATGAGAAAAACTTATTTGCTCAAATGGGTGATAGTTTTCTACAAGGAAACCCTAACCCTGCAAACGATGTTGATTTGGATACAGGTACATCACCATTACTTTACAGTCCTTATGACTATCAAA